ATGATACTGGATCGCACCCTTGCTACACGGGGTATTCCCGGATTTAGCAATGTTGCGACGATAGTAACCAACCTGATGAACGATGGAATGGTAGATACTGTTTATAACGAAACCTCATCAAAGCCAAAGTATCGCGTATCTGAGCAAGGACACCAGTTATTGAGACAAATCGGCAAGGTTATAAATCCATCCGATATCCCATGATTTGTGGCTAATTATCATGGATACGAGACATCTCAGGCTTTGCTGTACGGGCTTTCACATAGCCAGGGCTATAATGAATCTTTCTTCCGGGTTATGTGCAGGTAAAACCTTATCGAAACGGGATGGACCCCAAGATCTGCCTGCATCCATTACCTGATGGGGATTGAGGCAGGTTGATTCAGGCTTTGGAAGCATAGATCCCAGGCACAAAAAAGCCGCCCTTAAGCGACTTAAATTTACATACCTGGTGCGAAGGCCGGACTCAAACATTTACACAAGCTACTGTTTTATCTATAAAAAAAATATAAAAAATTATACATGCCCCCTTTTGTGCCCCCCTCTGCAATTTTATCAATTGCCATAAAACTCATTAAGTTATATTCATGGCAAGGATTTCAAACAGTACAACGATCTTTAAATATTTTACTCGGTCAGGTTTTCTACCATGAAACCGAACCAAGCCCCCATAAAAAAAGATTTTATGAAAAATCCTTCACACTCTACACTTTAAACTATTTATCTTTATAATCAGTTAATTAGGTAATGAGGTGTGGGTGTTGAATTGATTATACCCTTCACCACGGCTGTACTTTAAGTCTAAAAAACCGACTTTCGCCGGTTCCGGGTGGTTCAGATTGCTGCGGAATCTTTAAATTTTAGCAGCAAGTCGGTATTGCTATCATCCGTCAGAACCAAGTTGGTCTGAATACCCTGCTTTGTTCGCCGCTTCAGATAGTTCAGTCCGTATTCCCGCAGAATTCCGTCCATCGACAGCCCGGACATCTTCATACTGAGCGGGTTCTTGTATCCATTCGCTTCCATGCATGCCAGATAGGCGTGGTACAGATAACGCTTCGGCCGTGACGGAAGAATGCTGGCGTTCCCCATATAGAGCGCATTTGGCTCAGGCGTGGTAAGGAGAAGCACCGGAGTCCATAAAAAAATTATCCTTTAATTTAATTTTGATTTTTACTTATTTTTTAAGGGTTATTCTCATTGCTATACACTTGGTTACTAAATCAAAATGGCCACTTGATAGCATTAAATTCATCTAAAGCTTTTTCACCGAAATGCTCATCAATGGATTTTGAGTACAAAATTAACCCATGTAAATGGTTTCTAAAACCTATAACTGATGTAAACCCTTTAAATTTTGCATGATTAACTGGTCCAACATTCGGATGTTTACAAAAATGAAGGTGTTGTTTTATCTTATATTTAAACATCTTATCTAACCCGACTTCATCTTTTTCCACATTTAGCCCTAAAACAATTTTACGAGCTCCAGGTGGAACTATCTTTGTTTTATTTTTGTTAGGGATAAAGCCAAAATCATTAATTATTTCATAAGCAGCTCTTATCACCTCGAGAGCATCATGCCTTGAGAATTTATTTGAATCAGAAGAAAAAACAATATCATCTGAATATCGTGAATACCTTAATGTAAATCTCTCAGATAAATTAGTCATTTTTTCATCTAATGACTTGCAAACAAGATTAGATAGACATGGACTCGTTGGCGCACCTTGAGGAGTATTCCCCAACTCACTGTTATCATTATAAAATTTATAAGATTTTAAATTTTTTTTCTCAAAGGTTATTTTTCTTTCTATGTAAGAACGTGGTCCAGGCCAAGTACAGATTCTAGCCAGCTCGAAAGATAACAATTCTGAAAATCCATTTTCTAAGAAAATATGATAAACGTCTATTTCGGAAATTGTTTCAAAGAAATTTTCTATGTCTAACTTAATTAGCCACTTACTATTAGTGTGATTATTGGCAGCATCTAAAATAGATGAGTTGGGTATATAGGCAAAACTTGATTCATGTGATGGTATATGAATAAGTACTTTACTGTGAATAAACCTCTGAACTTTCAAAAGCTGAGGCTCGGGAATGAAAATTTTTCTTTTATTCCCCCCGCCTTTCTTTCTTATCAAGAAAAACCTATAAGGATGAAAATCATGCCTGTTAATAATGGCTCTCAAATAAGTGTACTCAACTCCAGCCATATAAGCCAAATGGTTTAGTGTTAAAATTGGAGTGACATTCCTATTTAAAGACAAGATTTTTTTGATGGAACTAATTGAATTATCAATAATTTCTTTTTGTATGTCTTTCCGCTCTGCATCAGTGCGGAAACGTTGAGGAGACCATTTTTTCATTTACTTTGGCCCCGGAGGGGTAAGTAAAATCGCGACAATAAGTAAGACCGCGGACGATCCGACGAAGTCGGGATTGTTGCGATTTTGCTTACACTATTGCGTGAGCTATTACATGAGCACATAAAATATATTGCCCGCAGATAAAGGACATTAAACTCTACCTGACAAGTGCGTGAAGCCACTTGTGTTAACGCTAAACGAAACATTATGGTCTCCTCAACGTAATAGGATAATAATCCTCTCTTATGGAAATGGAAAGCTTTTTAGTAGGTTTTTTTCTGAATGCGTCGAGAAGCATATGTCCTTCATCCGTTAGCCTGTTTTTATCATTTATCCAGTCCAAGAATCTAAGCCTAACAAGAATATCAGATACCTGAATATATGATAAACCGCTACGTGAAGCGATAGCGTTTGTTGTCCTAGGAACTCTTGATAAAGAAGACAAGACTAATATAAAACCCTTCCCCTCTGAATTAAGCTTTTTAAACTTTTCTGAGGCCGCAATCCTTTTTTGTCCTAAAACATACAAGTAGTCATCAACTCTTAAAACTGATGATCCCGTTGGTAGTTCATCTTTAAAGTCTATTGCTGTTCTACCTCTAAACAAAGGATTCCATTTCTTTGTTCTTTTAAATAATATATTTGGTGAATTGTTAGGTAGTCCATGTGCATAACATATCAATGAAGAAACGCCTCCATAACCCAAGAACGATTTATTTGCTTTTGATTCTGTATTATAATCAATGCATAATTTTATTATTTTTTTCTTGTCTACAGCATCAAAACTATTTTCAATGGTTGGGCATATTTTTTTATAAAGAGTTATGGGTTTAAAAACATGCTTATCAATTAGCCTTAAACCTGATTCTGTAGCTGCATAGCATATGATATGGAATTTTACATGCCTTGATGAATACCAACTTCTTAATGATGGTGTTTTACTAAAGCAGTTAATAAATGAAAGAATTTGATCGCCAGAACCGATGGTATCAGTCAAGATAACAACATGCCTTATCTTTTCTTTTCTCATTTTTTCCGCAGAAGGATAATAGCTAAACTTTAAAGGATTAGATCTTTTAAAAGTTGTGGCAATCGTATTTAAAATACCTTCGCTTCCGATATCATTAGATTCATCTATATTTTTAATTTGCTCAAAAGCTTTACCGAAAGCTCTTCTTGGTTTTTCATTATTGAATCTGTATACCGTTTCATTAAGTGATACTTCTCTTTCAACAAATAAAGCTATTCTCCCTTGTGAATTATCGCTTATTGTCTGTAGTTGGTTACGAATCGCTGTTTCAAATTCATAAGATGAAACCCAATGTAATTTTTCGAGTAACAGACTGGCATAAGGTCGATCAATCTCGTTAAATTGCTTTAACCATTCTAATGCCCTTTGAGTTTTATGAAATTTTATTTCGCTCTCGCTCATCAGAGGCCTCACCTAAGTTGTGTTAGCAAAAGGTATTTATAAACTCTTTTATGAAAAAACTCTTCACAATATGCACTCTTTATTTTTTACTTTACATTCAATGGGTTATACAGTGGGAAAGGTGTGTATGATTATCATACACTTTGGGTGAAGTAAGCGCATTGAAAAAAACCGGCTTTCGCCGGTTCTGATAGTTATGCTGCTGCAGGTCCATCGCACTTTGGCAACCAGTCAGTGCTGCTTTCTTCCGTTAGATCAAGGTTAGTCTGCATCCCCAGCTTTGTCCGCCGCTTCATATACTGCTGTCCGTATTCCCGCATGATGCTCTCCAGCGACAGGCCGAACATCTTCATGCTGAGCGGATTCCTGTAGCCGTTGGCCTCCATATAAGCCAGATAGGCATGGTAAAGGTAACGCCTGGGCTGAAGTGGCCTGATACTGGCGTTCCCCATATAAAGCGCGTTTGGCTCCGGCGTCGTGAAAAGGTAGCCGCAGAAGTCTACCATCGGATCCGCGTCGCGCTTGATGCGCATCGCCTCGTCGGAGTTCTGCTGCGACTGAAGCAGCGACCGGGCCTGCTGCGGCTGGCTGAACTGCTGCATTAGCTGGCGCACAATGACGGCCAGCTCACCGCTGATTTTTTCCTTCAGCTGCGGGTCGCGCTCGTCTGCAGGAATGATTTCCGGGAAGTGCAGTATCACCCGGCGGCGTGACACGCCCCCGCTGCGGTCCGTGAAGCGCATCGGGTTGTTGTTCACCGCCAGAATTACCGCCGGAATGTGGGTTGAATAGGCGTCACGGTACTTCGGGTCCACGGAAACCGCATCGCCGCCGGTGATGGCCTTGATGCCCGCGCCATCACCGCTCCATTTTTCCTGGTCAGGCAGGATAATCAGCGAATACCCAATCACCGCCGCGCGTTCGCGTGACGACTCCAGCGTTTCGATGGTCGCGGAGGTGGTGTTATCCGTTCCGGCCAGCATGGTGGCGATTTCTGTCATGATGCTTTTGCCACTGCCGCCGGGGCCGGTGACCTCCAGAAACAGCTGCCAGTCGTAGCGGTTCGCCAGCACCATAAACAGCGCGGCCAGAATGATGTCGCGTTTGGCCGGGTCACGTCCGGCGGCGCGGTCGAGCCACTGCCAGAAGTGCGGCGCATGGTCTGCCAGCGTTTCACCATGAACTGGCTTCGTATAGTCCACCTCGCTGACCGTGCGCAGCCAGAAGTCTTTACTGTGCGGGCTGAAGCCGCCGGTGCGCGTGTCCAGCACGCCGTTACGGAAGCCAATCAGGTGGCGCGCCGGGTCGGCCTGCTGCGGCAGCATCAGCTTCAGCGTGTCCACCACGCCTGAAATCTTGCCCGCCGAAAACGGCGCACGCAGGCGCTGGAATAGCTTCGCCACGTCCCGCTCAAACTGCTTACCGGAAATTACCTTCCATGCGCCGGAACGGTAACGTGACAGAATTTCCCCGCTGGCGTCCACGGCCAGCGCGCTGCGGTAGTGCTCCGCCACGCGCTCCGCCTTCTCACTGGCGCTCATGGCCGAAAATTCCGCCTCGCTCATCATGTCGAACGGACTGGCGGCGGGCGGCGTGGCGGCTTCGGCCAGCGCCAGCCGGGTGCTTTCCTCACCGTGCTGCATAAAAGCGTCATTCCAGTCGCCGAACATCGGCGGCAGGGCCACAGCGGCGTGGCAGGCTTCGGCGGCCTGCTTTGCTTTAGCCTGGCCGTCGCCGTTCAGGTCGCGGTCGGCGGCAATCAGCAGCGGCAGTGTGGCGTGCTTTTCACGGGCAAGGCCAGCCAGAGAAAGGAGGTTCACGGACGACAGGGCAATCCACACCTCATCCCCGGTCAGGTTATGCACTGTCAGGCCGGTGGCGTAGCCCTCCGTCAGCCAGATGCGCGCTGCCGGTTTGCCGGTGCTGAGAACGTGGCACGCGCCTTTTACCTGGCCACCTTTCAGCGTGCGCTTTTCACCCGCGGCGTTAATCAGCTGCACGTTCACCAGCTGGCCGCCCGTATCGTGCAGGGGAACGAGCAAGTCACTGGCGCGATAGGCCGTGAGCGCGATTTTCTGCGGCTTCGCCAGCGTCAGGCAGGACTGCTCCGGCCAGCCCTTACGGGACAGGTAGGCGTTGCCGGTTGCCTGCTGCGCGGTGCTGACCAGCTGCCGGGCCTGCTTCACGGCGGCGGCGCGTGCGGCTTCGTTATCTTCGCCCGCGCTGGCGACAGGCGTGCCGTCCATCGGTGGCAGGCTGCCGGTCAGGCCGTTTACCCGCGCGGCGGCTTCGGTCAGGCTCAGTGAGAGGGCCTTTTTCACCAGGTCCATGCCGTCACCGGCACCGCACTGATTACAAATCCACGTGCCTCTTCCCTCCTGGTCGTCAAAGCGGAAGCGGTCGGTTCCGCCGCATACCGGGCAGGAGGTATGGCAATTCTTTACCACCTTCACGCCCAGCGCGGGCAGGATGCGGGGCCACTAGCCCCGCGCGGCTTTTGCCGCGTCTGATACGGTCATTTTCATTCTTCTTTTCTCCCCTAATGCAGCACCGGCGCGTCTTTCAGACGCCCGCAGAGTTCATCCATCACCACCTGTCCCAGAAAGCTCAGGCACGGGGCCGACTTGAGCGGCCCGGCTGCCAGCAGGTCGTCGAGCAGCGCACAGGCAATTTCCTGACCGCGCAGGCGTCCGTGCTGGCGCATGTAGAAGCCCTCCAGCTCGGTTTCAATGGCGTGCTCAAGGCGCGCCAGCGTCAGGCCGGGATAGCGCTTCTGTTCGCGGCATACGGTCAGCCAGGCGCAGGCCACCGCGCGGCGGGACAGCGCGCAGCGCAGCTCAGTTGAAAGGGTACGTGCGCTCATGGCTCAACCTCCCCGTTCATCCAGCCGTCCTGACAGCGGTTAACCACCCCGTCCAGCTGCTCGGTGATGAGGAAAATCAGCGAGTTCAGCTGCGCCTGCTGTGTGACCTGTGGCTGCTCGTGGCACTCCTGAAGCAGAGCCATGTCGCTGATAAAACGTCCGGCGTTGCGAAGGTGCTCAAGGCGTAACAGGTCGGCGTGGGAAATGGTGGCGTGAGTCATGCGTGCACCTCCCGGACCGGCAGGCGGGCAGCAAGGGACAGTACGTAATCGCGGGCCAGCGACAGGCGGGCGGCGCGTTCGTCAGCGGCAACGGTGCGGAGCATGTGAATACGCTGCTGGCGCTCAGTACGGCGCACGGCGGCAAAGACGAAAACAAACTGAGGGTATGGGGAATTAAGGACCGTAGCCATGAGGGCAGTCTCCCTGAAGTAGCGGTTATCGCCACCACCGGAGTTCCTACGCTCACTGGTGGTGACCCGAACGGGGGTAGGAATACCGGCCTTCAAGGAAACCGGCCAGCCCGAAGGCTGCCCCGCCCGGGCCACCATTACGCAGACGGCACAACGGATACATAACCGTTGCCCGAGTAACGGGTGCACAGAGGCAAAGACACAAAAAAAGACGCATGGCGCGTCTGGTGTCGCCTTGAAGTAACTCGGGTTCCTACGCCCGGCTGCCGATTTTGCGACAGCAGAAAGACTGTACCAGGGAATGGCCCCGGCGCGCAAGCCGCGGAAAGTGATAAAAAGCATTTTTGCCTCAGCAGACGGTGAGGGGGATGGCCGCGCGGTAAAACGGTCTGTATTCGTTTCACCGGTGGCCGGACGGGAGCTGTGCACGCTAAATCGAGTTTGTGTGCCGCTTCAGTGCTGCCGCTGCCACAGACTGCCGGTTTTTCTGGCTACCGAAAGCGCCAGCTGCTTTGCACCTTCCACTGACAGGCCGTGAGGCGGAGTGTTCAGCCTGGTCATACGGCATGTTCCTGACCGCGTGCGGCGATGCGTGCATTCATCCAAGCACTGACTTCGCTGGCAAGCCACGCGACGTTCTTGCCGCCAAGCGACACCTGCGCCGGAAAAGCACTGCGGCTGATAAGGTCGTAAATGGTTGAGCGGGACAGGCCGCAGACGTGGATCACCTCCGGCAGGCGCATAAAGCGTTCCTGGACCGGGAATGATACCGGCATGACAGGGGCCGCCGGGGCGGATGAATGAGGGTTTAAAGTCGTGTGCATGAGCTACCTCTTTTGTATCCGTTAAGCGTCGTACAGGTATGTACGGCATCGGGTAGCTCTTTATTTTGCGAATATTTTTGCCGGTGACAACAACAGAAATCTGTCTCACCGGTCGCACAAAAACCACATAAAGAATGGGTGTACCAGAACAGTACTAAATAGTACTAAAGAGGGATAGTAAGGTTTTATCCAATAACTTTAAGTTTGCTTCAGCCGGATTTTAAAAACTACTCATTCTAAAGGGCGAATAAAACCGGAATCCCGGCGATGAACAATGGTGAACAGAGGGTGAAGGATTACTTTTTCACTCTTCACCTCTTAATTTACTGTATTTACTCTTTTTTTCTCTCTGGTGAAGAATAGTGAAGGATTTCTATAAAACTGAAATCTGATAACAGGCTTCAGTGAGACCTTTTCCTGGCTCGCCAGAAGTCATGCTTTTGTCTGGTCCGTCATACAACGCCCTCCGGTAGAAGCCGCTGTGCCAGGCCCGGCACAATTGACTTACTGAAACCAGCCGACAGGAAACGAGATGGCACTGAAATGTCCCGAATGTGGTCAGGTAGCCCACACCCGCACCAGCGCTTATGAAGCGCCCTCCGTAAAGCGTACCTGGTACCAGTGCCAGAACCTCGACTGCTCCTGCACCTTCACCGCGCTGGAGAGCGTCGAGAAAATCATCATGAAGCCGCACAAGCCCGCAGCGGTAGAGCCGGAACCGCAGAATGACATACCGGTTCGCCAGCCGCAGACGCTGGGCCGCTATGGTTCAGCAAGCGCCCGCAAAGACCGCCACGCACAGCCCTGACAGAGAGGAAAAACAGCATGACACAGCAGAACATGACAGAAGAAGAGACAAAGGCAATCGCTGAACTCGTTGGCTCGCTCGTAGCAAAAAGCCAGAAACCGCTGCAGGATGCGGGGTGGCTCCTGAAGATGCCCGAGGCCGACGTTATCAGCCATACAACCTCGCTGGTAAAGCGCCTTCCTGCTGGCTTGCAACCCCGCGTCCAGGACCTCCAGTGTAAAATGCTGGCCTGGCTGGAAGCAAAACAGGCAGAAGCCGCCGCTGAGGACACCATCAGCGCGTTGCGCCAGAGCAGAACCGAAACGGAACAGGCAAGCCAGGACAACCGGGCGCGCTTTCGTGAACTGCTTGAGCAGAGCGGCGGTACCGTCACGCCGGAGATGAAGGCGCTGCGCGCGGAGTATCTGGAACAGCAGGAAACGGCATCAGACCTTGCCGGACTGATTGCCGAAAAAGAAAAGCAGTTACCTGCTCTGGCCGACGCCACCGGACGCAAAGCCAATGCCTACGTGTTCTGCCACGAGGGCATCATGGACGAGCGTATCGACACGCTCATTGATGAATTTTTTATCGTCCATGGCGTTGAACTGAGCAGTCTGCTCAGGATGAAGTACAGCCAGTTTGAGCGGAATGGCTCAGTCTATGCGCCGGGCGTTATCGAAGGTGCAAACGATGCAGACACGCTGTATCGAAAATTTGCAGTGAACCTCATTGAAGAGTGGACGCATAAAAAACTGCCGCTGAAATTCCGGGATGACGTCATCAGCCTGACCGGCGCTTACCCGTTCAGAGGGGCCAGAACCGACCGGCGCAAGCGCAAAATTTTCTGAGCCAGAGAGATAACCCCTAACTGATGCCCGGCTACGCGCCAGGCTTTTTTTTGTCCGCTAATCACCGGAGTGAGCGTGCATGTCTATGCTGCATGAAAACGCATGAGTTTCAGACGCCGCGGAACGGCGGGAAAGGCCAGCTGCGGCGCGGCGCGGAACCACTCATGCAGGCGCATGAAAACCGCTACATAAAGTGCGCAGGCGTGGCGGGGCTACGAGCGCGCGCAATGAGATTCAACAGTGAAGACTTTGTTTAAGACAAAAAAAAGCCCTGCTTAATGCAGGGCCTACAAGCCATTCTATCGCGCCTCTTTAAACTCTGTGGCCCATGCTTGAAGAGTTTTTGATCGGCGCTTAGCAGTGTCTACAGATAAACCATTTGCTTTTTCTATCAGGAAGTCTGCTGCTGTCGTTTCATCAATATCGATGATTTTTTCAACATTACAAAATTTCATCCATGCCCAACCACAAATCGTATTTTCAAAAGCATCAGCGATAAGAGACATTTTTTCTGAATGTTCGGAAGCATAAAAAACTTTCCATCCCAAAGGCTGAAGCACGAATCCATTATTTTTAATCAACCCAAGCAATCTCGCTGCATGCTTATAATAATTTATCTGCCGAGGCGTAATTCCTTCAGATTCCTCGTTGAACAATTCGCTTCTAGCTGCACAATCAACAAGCTTCACTATTCTGTGTATATCATCTGCCTGTGGAACAAGATCGCTCGAGAAATATCTCTGATTATGCTCTTGGATTCTTTCTTGCTCCGTTGCTAATTTTTTTGCATCAATTACAAAAAGTGAAGCTCCGGTGTTAGCCTTAACTTCAAGCTTATAATTGTAAGTACGTAGATTAGAAAGTAAAGCCTCAAAATCATCCAGATCAACACCCAGATCTACGAGGGAATTCATATCAGCATCAGGGGATTTAATCGCTTCAATGAAGTCAATCATATTACCAATGAAGACATCATTTTTTTCAGCGATAAACTTAGACTTATATGATCCGATAGAAGATGTATAAGGCACAAGAGACCCCCCCTCCCCAAACATCATCTTAGAAACCTTTCCATACAATGAGTTCCATGAGTTTATTATTTTTTGTATTGGTTCCCAATCAATATTTTTTTCACTGCGATCACGGAATATTCTAATTTCATGTACGTTGCTTAGACTTTCTTTCTCATCTTCAAAATCTACTGAAAACTCGCCATCTTCATCAAGACAAACAAAATACCCAGCAGGAGGTAAAGTATTTAGACTAACTTCTTTAGGATTTAAATAAGAAAGCCTCGCCTCTGAAAGATCATATGGCGTTGCCAAAACAGTTAAGTTCTTATTCAAGAAAAAATCCCGAACCTGAATAAATCCAGACTCAAGGTTTTTAATTTCCATCTCATTTACCGGCGCATAATACCAACTATCTTCAGTTTCGTTTTCAGCAAACCAATAAGCCAAATAATTAAGCCGACTTTTAGTATTTTCAGCTAAAAATGTTCTAGGCACATCGTAAAAACTATATACCTTTTGAATGGAAAGCTTACCAAGCTCTTTAGTCTCCGGTAAGTAATACATATTATTCTATAACCTTAAAATTTTGTTCAATTCCGGTACGTAATCTCAACCACGCTTCAAAATGAGTTTTTTTATTAGGCGTCGAGATTTTCCCATAGAAAGGCTGCAAAGTACCCTTAGCTATCTTTTTACTGTTCAAAGCAACATGAAAATTTCTACAGATTATCGCCTGTTGAAGATCACGATACATTGAAGTACCAAAGTCATTTGCTTTTAATTTTGCCCCCTTTTTTTTATGGGGTTCCTGATTGTGTCCTACAAAATCTTTAGGCACCGGAGGATCATTTACGACAAGTCGAAATGCTTCTCCTTCCGCCGGGGTAGCGTCAGCAGGGGGCACAAAATCAGGAAAATCACCAGGCCAAGGGTACTCTGCGTAATCCATAAAACTTCCTTATAATTTAAATGGACTCAACCTCGTCATAGCTAAACTGTATGCATCCGAGCTAAGGTCATTGCCCAAGAAAAGCCGACCATTTCTAAGAGCCGCCTCTCCGACTGGGCCAGCGCCCATAAAAGGGTCACAGATAATTTCTGAAGTAATACTACTCTGTTTGATTAAAATTTCCATAAGGCTTACTGGTTTTTCAGTAGGATAACCTTTCAAAATTCGTGGGCAGGTCAGAACATCTGGAATTGATAAGTCACTCAACTTCCTCTTGCCCTTTTCAAAGAAAAGTATGAACTCATATCTAGCACGGTAGTGATAACCCATACCAATTCGTTGCTTATCCCAAACCAAAGGTTTCCAGAACTTAAAACCCGACATTTCTGCTATCGGTTTTACATAAAATGCGGTTTCTTGGTCGCAAAATAGATAAAAATGACTATTTTTTTTGAGTACTCTGAAAATCTCAACGAATAATTCTTCAAACCTACTATTTGGGAATATCTCAAACCATTGATTATTTGAGCTTTTACTAACTTTCAACCTAGTAGTAGTACCAACCTTACGATGTTTTTCTAATGACTCGTAAGCTGGATCTGTAATCATTAAATCTACTGAGCCATCGTCTAAAGACTTTAGATAATCAACCGCATCCATTTGATTTAATTTGAATTTATTATTATCTTCGAAAAGATGACTCATATGTTTTTCCCTATAGGCTTTGAATGTATTGTATATATATACAGCTCACCTTTCAAACTGTTTGAATACACAACACTTTCAGTATTAAAAGCACCATGAGAATTGCCTATTCCTAACGAAATAATCATAAACAACTGTATTGAATGAGAAATACTTCAAATTTCCCTCTTTGCATAGTCATATGGTGACTCATAACGCACTCGATTAAATTCCAAATAGTCAGCCCACCATTGAATCATCAAGCGCCGTTCCTCCAAATGCTCAGATGTATGAATGTATGCAGCACGAACATTATTTCGTTCTGAATGACTCATTTGCCGCTCTATCGCATCATCACTCCATAACCCCGACTCACCCAACGCACCACGTGCCATTGTCCTGAAGCCATGCCCGCAAACCTCAGTCTTAGTGTCATACCCCATAGCGCGCAGAGCATTGTTAACTGTGTTTTCGCTCATGACTTTTTTGGGATCATGATCGCCGGGAAAGAGTCTCTCGTTATCACCGCTTAATTGCTTCAGCTTTTCTAACAAGGCTAAAACCTGACGGCTTAGCGGTACAAGATGCTCCTCTTTCATCTTCATGCCACGGTGAGAGTAACGAACTCCTTCTATCTCTTTGCGTTGTGCAGGAACCCGCCATAAGGCTCTTTCGAAATCGAACTCATCCCACCGGGCAAAGCGCAGCTCACTGGAACGGACAAAAGTCAGTAATGAAAGCTCTACAGCAATACGCGTCATAATTCGTCCACGATATGCGGCAAGGCGCTCAAAAAACTCAGGAAAACGACTGAACGGTAATGCGGGGTAATGGCGGGCCTTGACCGTAGAAAGTGCCCCAGCCATATCAAGAGCGGGATTAGATTCTATGTAATCGTTCTGCACGGCATAGCGCATTATCGCCGTAACACGCTGCTGAAGACGTTGTGCGACGTCATGCCTGCCACTGGCATCAACGGCCTTGATAGGTGCCAAGAGCTGGCTGGTTTTAAGCTTACGGACATCTGCTAAACCAATATGAGGAAAAATATACAGCTCAAGGTAGCGCAGAATCCGTGAGCGATGATCATCGCTCCAGCGCTTGTTGCTCGCATGCCATTCGCGGGCGATCGTTTCAAAAGTATAAGCTCCGGCGTTTTCAGCCTGGGCTTCTTTCTGTTCAGCTTTGGGGTCAATCCCCTGCCCTAACATCTTTTTAGCTTCGTCACGCTTAGCACGCGCCTCAGCAAGCGTGACTCTCGGCCAAACTCCAAAGGCAAGCCGGTCTTCTTTTTTGTCGGCTGGCCGTCGGTACTTCATACGCCAGTATTTTGATCCTTTAGTCGTGACCTCAAGATACAAACCGCCGCCATCGGCCATTTTATAGGTTTTTTCTTTAGGCTTTGCAGTATCTACCTGGCGGGCATTCAGCTTCATTTTGGGGGCACATTTCTTATCGAAGTGGGGATGCCCCCAATTATGCCCCCAGCGGGGTCTGGATTGCAACGGATGTGCTCGGACGACGCCGTATGATAAAATCAG